AGTTTTGTCAGGCAAAGTTAAATCCATATTCTTTATAGCCTTACTACCTAATATACCATTATTCGTGAAAATATAACCGCCTGCTCCGATAGTTGATACTTTATTTTCACTCGGGTAAAATTGTAAACCTTTTTGTATATAAACAAAATCTCTTGATTCTGATATTTTATTAAGAAGTTCTTTTAATGCAGATTTTACATTTTTAGATGTAAAATTATTATCGCTAAACGAAATTTCTTCTGAAGTATTTGTGTTATAAAAGGTGCCTTGATAATTTGTACCATCGTAAACTATATCTATTAAAGAACCTGCTTTCCATGTATTATTATCTCCAACGTATAATCTCTTACTACCTGTATTATTAATGTTCAGATATACTTCTTCAACTGAATTGGCATAAATAAAACGGATTATTATTCTTATTTTAGAATCTAATATGAATTTAGGAATACTAATAGTTTTTTCAGAATACGTTTCTAAGCTATGACATGCATAATAGCCTATCTTTGCCTCTATCTCGGTAACTTTTTCTCTTGATGAAATTCCGGAATCTTGTTTTACCCAATTACCGTTTTTATTTATAAAAACTAATACATTGTCTGTCAATTCAATGTTTCCAAAATTTACATAAATTCCGGGTTCTGATGCTAAATAGAATACATTTTGGTCGGGTGTTCCGGGATTTGTTGTTGGCGTTGCTATGCCTGCAAACTGATAGTTTTTTCCCAAACTACTAATCATTGATAGCAAAACACTTTGCATTACGGAACCCGTAATTTCTTGATTACCATTTGTCTTTATAACATCAGCTATAGCTGCTTTTAATGTTGCCCAATTTGCCATATCAATCTATGTTATAATCGTTATTAAAGTCATTATTACAATTCATTTAATAAAAAGTACACTTTCTATCTCTTTTATAATTTCGGATATATTTTTTGCATTATACAATGCTAAAGTACTGTTACTTTGTACTCTTATATATTTTGCATAAAAAGGAATTGCAAACCATGTATCATTTAGCAAATTTACACTATTCAATAATACTCCACCAAAGTTTTTATTTTCATCATACCAAACGACATTTGGGTTAGTTCCCGACATTGAACCATTATATATAAGGTTTGTTATATTTTCGGTATCTATATAATCAGTCAAAATTGATGCCGGATTTTCTATATATTTGCCACTTGAACTTATAAAACCATCGCCCGTAACTCCTAAATCAAATTTTTCGCCTCTTACGGTTGTTTTAGTTCCTAATTCATTTACCAATGAATATATATTTTTTATAATATCGTTCATTGATAAAACATTACATAATTCCAAATTACTTATTGCGCTTTGAACTCTTATGTATTTTATAGAATCATCTAATAATATTGGATAATTTTTTCTGTTTTTACCGTTACCTACAATTATAGTACCTATAAAATTTTTTTCTGCGTCATATCCAATAACATTTGGATTACTACCTCTCATTAACCCCGTGTATAAAAATGCTTTTATTGCGTCCGTTTCTATATAATCAGACAATAAAGAATTTGGATTTTCTTGATAATTGCCTATTGAATCAATAAAGCCGCTTGTTGTATTAAAAGATACTCTACTACCCAAAAATAGACTATTCATTCCTAAAATTCCAATTTGTTCATTTAGTGACTGAATTAAATCCATTGATGCTATATCAAAATTTACTCTTTTCCATTCATTTGTTTTATTTACAAAAATGGCACATTCGTTAAATATCTTTTCTCCATTAAAATTACTATATGTACCATTTTTTACTGCAATCCAAAAAACGTTTTGGTCGGGCATTCCGGGATTTGTATCCGGTGTTGCAATACCTGCAAATGTTGCGTTACTTCCAACCGTTGAAATAATAGACAATAAAGCATTTTGCAATATTGCCCCGGTAATCTCTTGGTTCCCGTTTGTTTTAATTACATCGGAAACCGCTTGTTTTAAGTCGCTCCAATTTCCCATAATTATTCTATATCATAATCATTATTATAATCTTCGTTATAATCTCCGCCAAGCAATTCAGGCTCATAACCTCCGATGTTAGCAATTACAGTATCTGTCTCAAACTCACACTCAACTGCGGCTAAATCTCCTTGGTCTTCCCATTCAGGCTCCATGCTAAATGTAGTCAAATCATAAGTCTGCAATTTACTCGTGATTTGTTTGTTTTCACATAGCCTTACAATCCTAAGAGCATCACATAGATATTCAGGAGCTACAAATGTAAACTTATAAATCTTTTTGCTTATTTGGCTCTCAATAAATGTATAGCCCATCCGCTCAGTGGCTTCTTCTTCAAAATCATATTCAGGCTTACCAATCTGTGTATTCAAATAGCATCTAAATTTGAAATTATCAGAAAAGTCTACTATGCCATTTTTAAGTTCAAAGTTATATGAATTGTAATACTCAAGAAGTAAATAGTCGTCTACTTTATTAGTTACAGTGAATATATCAGAATATATAGTTCCTAAACCTGATATTGAAATAGCTAAATAATACAAACCTTCATGCTTTATTTCAACTATAGGAAGAGTACCAGGATATTTAAGAAGCTTAAAGTTAGTATATGACTTAATAACTAAGCCATTTTCTTTCATACTCGTTGTTATAGTAGTATATGCCCCCGTATTGAAATTATACAATCTCACCCAATTTATAGCTGTTCCACTTCTAAGAACTGCTTGAAATGGCAATAACATATTCTTATAGGTTATTAGCGGATAAACCTGGCCAAAAGCATAATCTTTACGATGATTTTGCAGTGCAAGATTATCGTAAAAAGGCAATGGCGATATGTTATTATTCACTAACTTCATGCTGCTAATTTACAAATAAAAATCTATATAAGAAAATTTCTTAATAATTTTTAACACACAGCTTTATTGAGGCACATAAAGTAATCTTACTTTAGCATGGCGAGTATTTACATTGACAGAAATCTCATCTATTTTGCCATTTCCTATAGTGGTTTTAATCAATTCAAGTTCATCCAAATCTTCTTCAGTAGGAAATTCTATAGTATGCTTCATACACATTTTTACACCATTCGCATATAAATATCCAAGTACATTACAGTCAAGATTTGATGCAGGCATATCATACATATAAAAGCGCACAAGGTATGCCCAAGCTGCATAGAAATTCTGAATTACAGCATCATATGTATCGCCGTTTTCATCTACCAACTGTGTTTCAACTATGGGCAATTCTAAAGAGGAGCCATTTTTAACAGGGCATAATAATGCAAAGCCATCATCTGAGAAATTAGATGGGTTAAATAGCATATAATCCACGTCAGATGAAAACTGGCTTATATTTATTTCTTCTGTTTTATCTTTCTGTATATAGTTAGATTTAACATCTATGGTTACTCCACCAAACAAATCAGTAACGTCATCCATCCAGCCAAATTCATATCGTTGGTTTAGGTCTGTTTTATCATATTCTACTTCTGATTGAAAATATGATGATGGCTTTTTGTTAAACTGGTCTACTAGTTTAGTAAAATCAAGCTGAACATTTGTATTATAAGAGTATGAGCCTCCTCTCATAAAGAAACTTATGTGTTCAATCTTAAATTTACCATCTTCTATATACCAATAACATCTAAAACAATCACGAAGCATTTTCATTATATCTTCTAATGATACTTCTGCTTTTTGAGCGGGCTGGTCATATTCACCTTTAAGTATATTTGTTTTTTGTGTTATGTGTACATAAAATCTTGCTAATCCTAGTGGATTAGTTGTGCCATATAAAAATTGGCTATATTCTGCAGTTGCTTCATGCTGAAGAGTAGGGTCTATTTCTTTAAGCAAAGCCTTTATTGCTGCTGCTATAGAATAACTATCCCTAAGAGTATATTGCTTTCTTAATCTCTGCTCAAATAAAGAATAATAGCTATCGTATACATACCACAATGAGGCATTAGCCCAAGAATTTCTACTAATAGGCAAAGGTCTGCCTATACTAGTGCTACTAGGAATAAATTCATTAGTAAAATACTGGTTATAGTCATTTAAGCCATATCTTGTAGGTTCATCTACTGCTCTAGAAGTACAGAAAAACATTCCGCCTGTTAGCCCAATACACTTTTTATAATTTCTGTTGTCTGTGACAAAGTCATCAGATGGCAAATCATATGTGTTCTTTATACCTTCTGAATCTTCTACAGTATCTACATCACAAAGCAAACGCCTGTAGATATGATATACGAAAGGGCTCTCTATAGTAAACGTATCATTTGAATTATTTACATTTACCATCTTAATATTCTCGATCCCTATATATTTATTGTCAGGGTCAGTAACAGCCCACTGCTTTTCTGATTGATACAGCAGGGTATTATCTGAATTTCTATATAAACGTATCCAATACATAGTAGAGCTTCCATCTACTAATTCCATTTTGCACGTGTAACCTGGATTCCATTTACTCCAATATCCGTTTGTTCCAGCGTATACTCCATTAACATCAGAAATGCTAGCATTTCTTATATAAAACTCATTTCCTGCTTTTATATAAGAAAAATAATACTTGTTTATCAAGTCATTATGGTTGTCGATTACTTCATTTACGTCATCTTCCCAGTATATGCCGCCAAAAAAATTAGATATTGAATTGGCACCTTTTACATAAACCTGCATTAAAGAACGTTTATGCAGGTTTATTCTTGATATAGCTGGAGCAAGTTTTATAAGGTCATAAGTATTTTCATATTTATTAACCACATCATTATATTCATCGAGAGCTGTTGTTTTAAGCTCACATGACTTTTTTTCATAGTCAAGTTTGCAATCTGTTTTATTAAATTCGCCTTTATAATACTCTATCCATTTACCAGAAGCCCTATTGTATTTATCTATAATAAGTATCATCTGGTCTTCTAGACTTGAATTGCGCACAAGCTCGTAATCACTCCCAAACAGATTTATTTTACCATCAAGTGAAATACGGAAAAATTCTTGCCCACTTTCTTTAGCATATTTCTTATTAAGCTCTTTATAATGTGGATTTACTTCTACTTTATCACCACCATTCTTCGATATGTAAAATTTATATTTTGGAGGTATCATATCTTTAATTCTTTATAATCCGTTTAACATTTTTATGCTGAATAACTACTGTGCCGTTAGGTAGTGTATAATATTTAGTTTCGCTCTGTTTTCTAATACTTCGCACATCATCCTCTATTTTTGAAAGGTCCACGCTTCCATTAGAATTAAGAGAAATATTCAACCCATCTGAGCTAGCAAATGCATTAAGATATTTATCTTCAAATGTTCCTTTATTTAGACTATTAATAACATCTGGAAGTATCTTTTTGTATTTCCTAGTTCGCTTCTTACTTATAATAGCAAGTGCTTCTCCACCTTCAGCTCTCATTCTGCGCTTCTTCTTATTCTTTACGCCCAAATCAATATCATCACCAGATGCATGAGAGCCTCCTTCCAAGAACTCAAGACCTCCTTCTCCATATTCATCAGACTGGCTCGCTGTTACTTGTTTGGCTTTAATTTTAGCTACTGCAAATGATGTCCACATTGTAGCAATAGCAGCTAATGCGAGAGCTGGGCCAACAATAGGAATTGAAGAGAATGAACTCCACAAATTAGCAGATGCTGTGACAAGCGAAGATGCCTGAGTAACAGTGTTCATTGCTTCTTGACGTTTTTGGGCTGCCTGCAGCATTTTTTGTTTTTCTTGCTGATTTTTCTTTTCTTGCTCTAATTCTTTTTTAGCAGTAGCTACGTTATTAGCATAGCCATTATTGCGAGCCTCAACCTCGGCATCATAAGCTTTTTGTGCGGCCTCTACTCGAGCTTCAGCTGCTTCTACGGCCTGTTCAGCTAATTCAACTTCGGCATCCATAATGGATTGAAGCTGTTCTATTACTATATTTACAGCATCTTTTAGGGCATCAATCTGGTCATCATCAAAGCCAAGTTTCTCAAGCAAAGTACCGCCTAAACCTTTTTTACCGATGTTTTTAATAAAGTCATCAAGCTCTGACAATTCACGGTCTATGCCTTTAACAGTGGCTTTAGCAGCATCAATCTGAGCTTGACTCCAATCTAACCCACCAGCTTCTGCTAAACGTATTTGTTCTTGCCATCTAGCTTTTTCTTGTTCAAGCTTAAATCGGGTTATCTCAGTTTCACTGCGCTTAACTTCATTAAATACAGCCTCATCAAGAGCTTGTTGTTCATCGAAGCTTGACATATTAAAACTACCAACAGTAATAGCCTTTTGTTTATCAAAAGATGCATTTATAGCGCTTGTAGGTTGTCTTTTAGCTTCTGGTAACTGAGCATTCTTAAGTAATGCTATTTGTCTTTCTACATCTAATCGCTTTAATGAATTGCTGAGTTCCTCATAAGAACCTTTTTTTGATACTTCACCTTCTAATTCTAACAACTCTAATAGCTGTTCAGCTTTTTGTATTTCTACATCTATATTGAGCAAATCTAGACTTAGAGTTAAGCCTTTTTGCTTGTTCTTTATAGCATTTTCTATATCATCTAGTGCTTTGATGGCTGTTTCTTTTTGGCTTTCTGTAAGCTTTTTATATTTTTCGTTTTGACCATTCAGTATTTTTTGGATTCTAGAATATTTATCGTTTAAATCAGCTATTTCTTGATTGAATGATGCAAAGGCTTCAACTCTGCGCTTCTTATTTTCATCCCTCTCAATCTCTGTACGGCTCTTTTGATATGCTTTTTCGGCTGCTAATGCCAGGTTATTTAGGCGGTCATCAGCGTCTCTTGGTGTACGACCTCTTTTATCTTTTTTGTGAGATTCTTCTAAGCCAATTTCTTTAAATAGAGCATCTGCTTGGTCTTCATAAAATTTCCATACATTGAAATAGCTTTCAACTTCTTTTTCAAGAGCATCTGCATCTTTTTGTAAACTTTCTACATTTCTCTGCCTTTGCTTTTTTAATCTAGTCCCAAGTGACAAATCAGAGTCTGGTCCAGAAATGCCGCCCCATAAAGCTTTAAAGTAATTTATAGTTTTGTCGAAAAAGCCGTACTCACGCACTTTTTCAAGTTCAGCTTTATTTTCTGCAACTAATAGTTTTTGGTATTGCTGGGACACAACATTCAGCGCAGCTTCTGCTTTAGCTCTTGCTTTATACGCGGCCACTACAGATTCAGTATTATCTACAAAAGCATTATTGGCATCATTTATACTATCAATGGTGATGCCTAATTTACTGAACTCTTTTTCATTATCTTTAATCCACTGTGTTTGTGCTTTTATGTTATCACCTAAATCTCTCCAATTTTCAGATAACCTTCTTAGCACAGCTATTTGCTGACCGTATGCACCAGTTGAGCCTTTTCCTAATTCGCTGTTTAAATCTTCTAATGCATCTTCAAAAGATTTTGCGGCGTCTCTACCTGCTAACGTTTTATCAATCCATGTGATAATTTCTTTACCATACATAGAAAACACGGTAAGTAGCACAACAAGTGCAGTATTCCAGCCAAACAAAGCTTTAACTATTGAACCTGTTACACTTATTTGCTTTTTTCCTTCTGCAGCTAATAGCTCATTTTGTCTTCTTAGTCTGTTAATTTCATCGACTACCATAGGTATATTATTTGATATACCTAAGAAGAATGTATTAAGTGATACGGCAGCAGCAGGTAATTCTCGTACTACTTGAGAAATAGAAATACCTAAGCCATCCCATGTTTTTTGGTAATGGCCTACAGACAATCTATAATTACCTGTCGCTTCTTGCAATTTTATCATCTGCTGATAAATTGCATTTGTCTCAGCTTCAAGCTTTTTACCAGAGTCAGCAGCTTCTCTCTCAGCTGCAGACATTTGGTTAAGCCGTATTTTATTTAATGCGTATTGAGCCGAAAGTCTATTATAAGAACCTTCTGCAGAATTAGCAATTGTAGCTTGTAGCTGAGCAATCTGATTTGCTTCTCGTATTTGAGTTGAATAGAGTTTAAGCTGCTGATTTTCTTCTGACTGAGCATAGGCAAGTTTCTCTTGAGCCTGAGCTAATGGGTCTACTGTAGCTTTCTGCTGTTTTCTAGCAGAAGTAAGCTCAGCAATTTTAGCTTTTAACTCAAGTAATCTTTTACCTTCATCTGACTGTAAATAAGCTAATCTTTGCTCTGCCTTTTCTACTTCAGACAGAGTTTGGATATGAGGCTTCATTTGGTCATCAAGGGCCTTAATCTGATTTTTCAAATTAAGAATATTATTGAGTAGCTGTTGCCCCATTTCGCTATCTGCTCTTTCAGCTGCAGTTAAAGATTTATATAGCTCAACTGTTTGTTTTAGGTCAGACTTAAGACGGTCATAAGAAGATATAGCTTGCTGGATATAACGCTGCTGTTCTACAGTTGCTCTATTAGCATCTGAAGTTTGTGCTTTAAGCCAAGCAATCTGTTTACCTGTATCAGATAAAGCTAATTTAAGCTCATTCTGAGCTCTTTCAAGTCTTGACGTAGACGCTGTTGCTTCATCGATAGCTTTACGCCCTTCACTTGTAGCTCCACTAGCAGACTTAAGAGAATGTACAATCCTATCTGCACCTGCTCTGATAGCATTTACCATTGTCTCGTATGACTGATTGAGCTCGCCAAGTTGCTTGACAAGCTTTTCAATTGAGTCATCCGGCTCAATTATATCGCTATATTTTATCTTATCGTCTTCAGCCATAATTATTTCCTTTTATGCCGTTTAACACTCTTGCTTTCTGCTTCTAATTGCTGTTTTATATTATCAACAGCATTATAGAATTGAAGTACTGTCATCTTTTTAGCGTCCATGCTTGTTTTTTGAGCTATCAAAAGACAAGTACTTTCAAATTGCTTATCATATTTTATCTCAACAGACTCACTTCCTATGTATGATTTTGGAGAATGCATATTAAGCATTATCATATCTATGGTTTCTATCTGTTCAGAGTTATCTGTGTCATTTATCATAGAGTCCAACACAAGAAGTGTTCTTTGCTTTAACTTATCGTATGCATCTTTTTCCTTTGGATTTACAAAATCTCCTGGAAAGTACATTTCAAGTTCGGTGGTTACTTTTTTTTTAAGCCAAATCAAAAAGTCTATAATCTTTGAATGCTTTATTTCTTTAAGCCTGGCCAATATATTTTTAAGTCCATCATCTGACAAATCATTAACTTCTTCACCGTCTATGCTATGGATAAGAGCTGCAAAAGCTAAATACCTTGGTGAAATTTCGTTGTTCACCATATACATATTTTGCCTCATGTTTTGCAGTTCTTGCAAAGCTTTTTTGGCATTATTGCTTTTAATGAATTTAGCAACACGGGTTATATGGGCATCAATATCATCTGCATCTGAGCCAATTCCAGAGTCTATAAGCAAATACTTATTGTACTTCTGAAAATTTACAATAGGCATTTCATCTATGCTGTCATATACCCGTACGACTTTTTTATTTACTATCAGGTTTTTCATATTAAAATTCGCGTTATAGGGGTTGATATGATAGGAATAAGTATAATACTCATCTCGTTAAAGAAAATAGCGAGAATGATAGCGAGAATAAGCGACGTCCAAAAACTTAAGCAAAAGTCACAATCGAATAATTGAGAAATAAGCTTAGGAGCTCTGGTAATTATCTCATCGCGCACACCGAGTTTTCCAATTAGCAAAATAGCAAATGCTGCTGCTAAGGCTATATATATTAAAGCCGAAAGCATTGTTATAAAATATACCGTTGACATAATTCTCTAGTTGTTAAAGTAAATTCAATTCGTATTCCTGCATAAGGGTACATGAAGAATTGTTTATCAATATCTTGTATACCTTCTCCTTTATAAGTATAGTTATTATAGATTTTCTCTATTGAATAACCTTTGTATATATTTTCAAAGCGCTCATATATATCATTTATAACAAGCTTACCAGTTGTAGTAATAAGACCTGGAGTAGTTAATACCCGCATAATTTCATCTTTTACTTCTTCTGTATGCATAACAGTTTCATCTTCATAAATGCTACTGAGGTCATACCAGAATATAATAGCCCCGCTGAAAGTATATTGTGGCAATGATTGAACTACTTCAGTAATCTTTTGTGGGTCATAAATATCAAACCATGAAAAATTGCCAAAGTTATCATTTGGTAAAAGCGACACATATTCTCCGTTGCCATTATACATTGCAGGATATATAAACTTATTACCATCTGGCCTATGTTCTACAAGCTTATACGCTCTACCAAATGCATAATTAAGCCACTTAAGTCTGTTCATAAGCGACTTTTGCATATCCTGTAATATCTTGTCAAGCAATACAGGGTCTTCCTTAAATCTTATTTGTACTGAGTTTTCCTTCATTTCCTTATTGCCTGTTTTAATCGTTTAACTAATTCTTTTCTTATGTGAGAACGAATTATTCTGGTAAAATTTTTATCTGTTAAGCGAAAAATCTCTTCACCATATTTCTCAATAAGTTCAGGTGTTTTTTCATCACTCGCGGTCACATAAAAACCTTCTGAGTCAAATACTACAAACATAGACTCATGAAAAGCACCTGTATCTCGTAATGTGACCCTTGTAGTAGGCTGACCTTTTTTCTTTTTTATTTGTATGGTTTTAGGCTTATATGGCATATAATCCATTATCTTTTCACCTCTACCGTTGATACCACGACGATATAACTGGTCATCTGCTATAGCTGATACTATTACGTCTTCTTTGTCACGCACAATATCTTCTAATAGCATAGGCAAGCTATCCTTAAAACTTCGCAGCCTATATTCCAGATTGCGAAGTGTCGCATTATATCGTTTTACAGCCATACTTATACAGTTCTATATTTAATGCCATTGTTTCGACATGGCAAACATACTCTATCAATTCCAGAAGTACTCAGCTTAATGGCCTTGAAAGCCATATCTAGCTGATAACTTAAACCTGATTTTTTCATAGAAGAAGAGTCACCATCTACTTCATATAATATATCAAGTCGAGAAGCATTGATTGAATGCCTATTTGTTCTTACGTTAGAGTTGTACGCAAATTCGCGTAACATATCTACGGCTACCTGCTTAGCTATGACATCTTGGAACATCATTCTCTGCTCAACTATAAAGTCTGTAATATCACAGCTTACAGTGACTTCTAAATTTAATCCGTAGTTGTTATCATAAGTATATTGATTATTTTCAACATCCCATAGATGAAGCGGGCACTTTGCAAAATCTTCGTTAAAGTCATCATTGAAATTAACGGCATCTACAAGTTCTTCATTTACAAAAAATGGATGAATTTCAAGATACTTAGACCATGCCATCCAAGCAAGTAATTCTCTACGTGAGCATGAACCGCAAGGCTCTTTTGACCAGTCTTTATTTTTTCTAATAGCTTGACTTCCCTCTGGAAGTTCAGACTGAAAATAGCACAAATACCAACTTCCTCCTGCATCATTATCTTCACTTTGGTATGGCAAATAGAGGTCATCGACTGTAAACCATTCAGCGCTATTATCTCGTATCTTATTAAGCTTTATAATCTTTACTGGAGCATCCATACTTGAATGCATAAGATACAAAGTATATTCTCCAGCTTTAGTAAATTGAAGGCATATTTTATTTATCTTTGTGGTTACGCCTTTTGCTCGTACTGGTATAATTTCAAAGCCAACTAGATTTTTCTTATTCTTTACAGTATCTACTAATCTACCTGTTCCATCAAACAAAGTACGACTTTCGCATAATGGCTTATTTGTTCCTTCTACCGTTTTTTCATTGCAGTATCTAGCAATAGCCTTTTGAATGCTTGCTTTTGTTTTGCTCTCAAGCCATTCAGAAAATAAATTGGTTTCAACCCAATACTCAGACTCAATATCAGGCTGTTTGTTTAATGCTTTTTGTAATGCTTTATATAGCTTTTCATCATACTTTACTACATCGCCTTTGCTATATTCCTTTTCAGAATTGTATTCTGGAAAAGTGATATTCTTAAAATCCGGAGCAATACATGACATATTCTGCAAAGTCAGCAAAGGATGAATTTGTTGAAAATATAGGCCACTTTCACTCACGGTTAAAGCATCAGATATTTTTAAGTCTGATGTATCATAATTCTGCTCCCACCCAATAAGATGTAACAGCTTTTCTTGTATATCGTTGGCTCTAACCATAATTCTTAATTTTTAATGAAAAATAGGAGGCCACTATCGCCTAGTGGCTCAGTGTGCCTCCTACCAAAGCTAATAACAACCCAAAGATTTGCTATCGGTTTTTATCCAAAGTCGCTGTTAAATCACTGTTAAATGACCTTCATGCTCCTGCACCTGCTTCCTTAGTGTTAACAGGATTATCAGTAGTATTCATAACAACAACAGGCTTAGCATAAACTGCATCTTCACTCGATATGTTGAATGCCAGAATAGGACTTGCCAAAGTGCTAGGTGCGCTGTTATATGCGGTCAAGAAGGCCACGTCGACAGCAAAACCATAGTGCTCTTTGCGCGTACGAGTCATATCAGCAGTAGCGGCTCCTGCGATAGCATTGTAGTCGCCTACAGAATCGTAGAAGTATGTACCGACAGGCATATTCAACAGAGGCAAAGTAGCAATACCCCACTCATGACCGTCACCGGAAACAGTTCCGAGCAAGCAGTCACGCTCGAAGCGAGTCAACATTCCAAGAGAGCCAGCATTTACAGCATAACCTTGAGCATATTTACCACCAGCAGCTGCAATGTTGTTTGTCAGGTGAACAACCTTAGTGCCGAATTCATTCTGCTTGTTTACATCATTGTAAAGGCCGTGCTGCTGCAGTTTACGCATGATAGATTCAACTCCAGGGTCACCTACGATATGTAACTGGCCATAAAAATCATTTGCCCCCATCATGACCTCGAGGTCGCCAAATAAGTTTTCACGCTCAGTCCACTTTGCATTAATAGCATTAGAAGAAAAGTCATAAAGCAACTTATTCTTCAAAATCTGCGTTTTGTTGGCTGCGAGAGCAGCAAGAGCAGTTTCATCAAGCTTTTTCGCAAAAGCATAGATGTACTTCATCATCTTGGTTTCAAAGTCCTTCTGAATGCCAATTTCGTTGTTCATGTACATTGCCGGAGCAATAGTAAATCCCCACGCATAAGTGGCAAATGTGATTTGAACCATTTTAGAAGTATTTTCACTGTCGGCAATTGTCAAAGTGCGGGTACTACCGATAGTAATATCAGCATCATAGCTAATTACCGGAGTTTCCAGCGTGTTACCGATGGAGGTCCTTGCTTTTTGCTTCAGTTCCTCAGTGAGGATGCCAGTAGGGTCTTCAGACTGCACCATAAAAGCGTTCAGCGCACCGTACCTACTGGGGCGATACTCAAACTTATCAAGGTTAGAGTTCGCACGAATGTTCTGGATACGTGTTAAAACTAGACTCATAACTTTTAAGTTTTTAATTGTTAATAATTATGCTATTATGGTGCATTACCCTTTTACGCCTCATAGCATTTTTTTTTCGTTTATCTCTTAGGATGTGCCATTTTATCTAATAGGCAAACTTGCCACATTGTTTTCAGTTCTCAGTTGCATTGACTGGTCTGCAAATTCCTGTGAGTCACGGGTCAAGCCATTTGCAAGCAGATGTGCCTCAATAGCTTTATCGGCTTCAACTTGGCTCTTGATGCCAGACAAATCAAGTGTTCCACCTGTTCCGCCTGAACCGGACCCAAAGCCTCCTGTTCCACCGCCTGCCTGCTGACGACCTGTATCGATTACATCTTTAAGCGATGTTTCCATTACAAGCTCCTGCATTGTGTAAGGATTAAGATTGTTCTTCGGATTGTTAAGGATATTACCATCCGCACCACGAATAACAAGTTTCTTTCCTCCTTGGCCGTCCTCTATGAAATCAGGAGTACCTTTTGCAAGGACTTCTGCTTTTGCAGCATTGAGCAGTGTCTTCTGAATAGGCTCAGTGATACCACTCTTAAACTTAAGACCTGCCGTAGCAGCTTGAAAAGCATAATCTACATGCGTGTCCTTAATAGTTTTATCAAACTCTGCCTTTTTGGTATTGAACTCAGTTTCCTTTGTCTGAAGCTGAGTTTGAAGCTGAGTTACTTGAGCTTTAGCATCTTTCAGCTGTTGCTTCAAAGTTTCATCACCGGCTCCTTTTTCAAGTTTAGACTGGAGCTCTGCGACCTGTGCCTGAGCAGCAGTAAGCTGAGTTTGAATTGTTTTTGCAGACTCTGCTTTAGTTTTGTACTCGCCAAGTACGCGCTTAGCATAGTCGTAACTTTTTTCACCATCTTTCTTTTTAATGCCTGTAATGCCAAGAATATCAGCATCATACTGACCGTGCAATGCACCGATTTTAGTGCCAATAACAGTATTCTCATCATTTCTTGACATCTCAGCAATCGCATTCAGCTGGTCATCCGTAAGGCCTGTTAAAGCTGAACTCTGTCGTAGCATCTCAATTGTTAACATATAGCTTTGTTTTTATTGTTAATTACTTTTGTACTAACTCTGCAGCATCTCCATACGGGTCGTGCAAGGCTGCCATAATGGTATAACCAAGGCCTTTATACGTTTTCTTGAAAAGCTGCCACTCTGCAAATGTGAACATTTGAGTATATGCTGGTGACTCTTCTTCGCCAGTCATTGGATTAAACCTACGACCACGCACAATTGACAAGTGCACCATCTTCTCAGTACCCGGCTTAGGAGTATAACCACTCTCAGCCTGTGTTTTCAATGCCGATGATTTTTCTTCGATAACATCATCAACATCTACTAGGAAAAGAACTACCTCGTCAAGCTCTTCTTGTAAGTCGCTTGTCCAAGCTTTTCCGCCTTTAGCTTTAGCAGCTTCTAGTTCTGCTTTACGTTCTACGGCCTTTTTCTTGTAAGATTTAACATCCTCAAGACTGAGTGCCTGTAGTTGCTGAAGTTCCAATTTCTGTAACATATTCCAAAAGTTTTTTGTTTATAATATCTATTTTTTCTCTCATTGGCTTATTTGAAGCAAACTCAATTATGTTAATGTTCTCACGTTCAAATTTTTCGACTAAAGTACTAAAATTTATTTTAAGCTTTACCAAATTTTCATTTAATAACTCTTTTTCATACAATTTTAACACTTCATCCAGCGTTTTATGTGGATATGGCTCCAATTGCTTTAAGATAAGCATTCTCTGAAGTACCAAAGGATTGTTACGATACTCAACTTCAAGAATTTGTTGCGATATAGCATCTAGTTCTGAGTTAGACGCACCATTCTCCTTTGCTTGTTTGTACTTAGAATATAGTTCTGTTACTGTGAAAACGTAAAACTCTGTACCCCAGTTTACAGAAGATGATATGAAAGCACCTCCATACCTGAGTTTGCAAACAGTATCTTCGACAAATTTCTGTGCCAATTCAAAGTTGGTCTTTAAGGCATTGAGAACTGAGGTTTTGCTTTCAAAGTTAGCAGTTACCTGAGTTTCATTGATAGCTTCTTTTTCACTTACAGTACCACCTGAACCAACAACAGAAATTACAATTTCATTTTTAAGCCTTGCACACTCATTGACATTATAATCAAGTGAGTCTTTATCGATAGTAGTTATCTGAACAGGATTACGCATATCTGCGACACCTTCAGATTGATTTGGTATAGGAACTTCTAAGAATGAACCAGGACCAGCTATACGCTTTTCGCTACAGCAAGGACACTTTTCAACTGTTCCATCATTGAGAATTTTATACTCGCCTTTTGCATTGCGTAGAAAACCTCCATCGCAGTAATCACCAGTCTCATTATTCTCAAAATTACAATCAGCTTCATACGCACTATATATAGGATAAGGTGCATACAAGTCTAAATGCTGCTTCGAAATAGAGAAGAACAAATACCAATCAAGATTTGACAGCTCTTTTGTAATTGGATTTTTCTTAAGGTCTTTATTTTTCTCATTGAGTTGTGTTGACCAAAAGAACCGGGCTGGACAATATCCTAAATCATGACTTGCCTCAGAAACCAACGACTGAATTTCATTCTTTTCATTAAGCTGATATACTCTTATAGAAGTATCATCAAAAACAGCTATTCTATTTTCAGGTTGCTTAAATATAAGCCAATCAAACAGGTTTTCATCTTTACTAGATGACTGATAATCTATAACAGCATCAATCTCAAGCCAATAAAAATAAGGCTCTGGACGTAAAGATGTTTGTACTTGAGGAAGGTCTACTACCAAAATACTATTTGGCGATACCTGCATTCTCTTCCATCCGGTTGTCTTCCACACCTCTGGCTCGTTGAGGTTATTCTTTTTATACTGAGACCAGTCTTCTGCAAGCTCTGAGTCTGTAAACTGGTATGAGCTTGATGAGTTACGACTATAGAAAACCCTTTCGAGTTCTCTATAGACGTCCTCAACTACAGCAGGTGTAGGCAACGGAAATTTGAACAGATGAAGGAATATGTTGAATTTATCCTTCGGAAGCAACTGTCTTACCCAATCAAGGAATATGGTCGTAGGTTGGTTAATATCAGATACAGCAACATTCGTCTCAGTATGAAATCTAAGACGACGCTGCATGTTTACAGCTTTCTGAATAGTCTGACGTTTAGTCGGCTTTTGCAGAATTTGCTTTATCTGATTTAATTCTAAGGCCATTTTCTTCGTCGTAAGTATAATTGCTATCTTTAGGTAATTCCCATCCACCATTTATGGCTGTGCCCATATCAAGCAGGCGTTCGGCATGCTGAATGCCAAACTCCTGCCTCATATTGTACTTAGGCACAACCAATGTTACTGTTTGTTCTTTTTTCTTTCTCATAACTGAAAGTTTTAAGCTCCAGCGGAAGCGGCATTAACCCAATCTGTAAGAGGATTGAAGTCCAATGTTTCACGCTTGATGATGTAGAAGTTATCACTCCAGTTAGGATAGAATGACCATTCAATGGTATTGCTATCCGGCTCTTCAAAACCACCAAGCTTCTTGTCGCCAACAAAGAACTTACCAATAGGAATTGGGAAGTATGCTGTAGGATCATCCTGGTCATTTACCAAACAGCCGATATTGCCATTTTCATCAATTAGCCAAACGCCAATCTCTTCACACATGTACTGTTTCAGCTGTGCAATTGTCTTCTGACTTTCTTGATAAATAGTGGCAGAGAACGTTGTCGGCTCACGGCCGATTGTAATCTCAATACCTCCGAGTGTCTGGTTACCACCACCGAATGTACGAGCTGCACCAGGCTCAGAAGTAGGTCCTTGAATATACGGAGAAACTGTCATTTTAGAACCATCAGCCGCAGAAAACAAGGTAGAAAACGATGCTTTCTTAGTCGGGTCAGTGACAGAGTTCTTCGTTCCAGCTGTCTTATAGATGCGCTGGAATGCAACTTTTTGTACTTGCCCCATGCTCTCCTTGCAGTCTGCAATTTCAAGGTCGGCGATATGTGCGCCTGCAGGGCATCCACAGTTTAATCCCATAATTTATTTATGTTTTAATGTTAATATTACCGAGCAGCTACCCTTAACTTGCATCGAATTACCTGTATTTTTGCTTTGAATTGACTTCTCCACAGTGCAAATATACTAAATTTCTTTATAAGTTGTACCGCTTTTAACATTTTTTATAGAGGTATTTTTATTTCATATTCTCGCATTATGTTCATTCAAGGCTTATGATTTAATCATTTATATATAATTAGAAGCCCAGAAATTACGAGAATAATGCGAGAATATGAATTTTAACTCAATTTCTCAATGATATTTTCTTCCTTCCAGCTTTTCTACTACGCATTTCTACTACTCCAGTTAATGCATCTGGTGCATCATCATGAGCAGCCCTTCGCTTATTATCTTTACGATAAGTTGTAATAGCATTATAGAATTCACGCCATTTTTTATCCCAATTTTCTGGAAACACTACATCTGAGTTAACAAGAGCTGAATTTGAAAAAATACGAGCAGCTTTATTTTTTGTCTGTGTAAAAGTATTTATGGCTGTTTTGAAATTATGCAAAGTAGCTCTTGTAATACGCTTTACATTTCTAGCAAACTGCCTACCACCATTGTTAGACTCTATAAGACATTCAGATATGCTGTTTTCTGTAAGCATTTTGGCTAACATCACTTCAGTCTTCTCCATAGGTAGCTGCGTATATAACACATCAATTACATATAGCATCTCTGGTGTATTTATGAAGCATATCGCACACAGATAGTCAGACCCAGTGTCAGCTGTATCAACGTAACACCATCTTTGATTAGCTTTAGAGCCCGATGGCAATTCTATATTTTGATATGTTCTAAACTCGTGATACATAAGGCCTTCAGTAGGAATTGGATTTTGCATATACTGAGTCTCAAATACTACTGGATTAATCTCTCGTAGTTTATATAGCTCCTCAAGATTGTGCTTCATTGGCCAAAGAGCATATTCTTCTCCTGTCTCAGGGTCTGTTTGTATAACTGGAAGTGATAAAACAGTCCATGTATCTGGCTCTATCTCTTGTAAATAGCCACAGAGGTCATGCTCATGCAATCTTTGCATTATAATAATGATAGGTGTCCTACGTGAGTTAACACGGTTACGAATTGTGTTTTCAAATCGTTGGTTTACACGTTCTCTTACTAAATCAGACGCCGCGTCCTCCGGTTTTATTGGGTCATCAATCATAATTGCGCCTTGGAATATATTTGTAGTAGCTCCAACCATTTTTAATAGCTCATTGGTGTGGTCGTCAAAGACAAATATATCATTTCCTCCATCCATCATATCAATATCTGAATCAAGGCGGCCACTACCAAATCCTGTTACTTGGCCTTGTGTTGATACTGCATAGAGTTCTCCGCCTGCTTTAGTTTTCCACCTTTTAGATGAGCCTTTCTCAGATGCAAGTGCTGATTTCGGAAAAAGTGTTTTATATATTTCAAGAGACATTATTTCTCGTATATTATCTGAATTATCATTCACTAAAAGGTCTGAATATGATAGATGTAAAAAAAGACATCGTGGATTTAGCGCAAAACACCAACTTATAAATGATTTAATTACAAGTTGTGTTTTCCCGTATCTAGGTCCTATATTAATTATAAGTCTTGTTATATCACCGTCAACTACTTTCTGTAATGTATCTATAATTTTTTTATGATGCTCAGCTATTATGTATGAGGTATGATATTGAGCCTTAAACATAAGTTTTGTATACTTTTCAAAAGATGTTAAGGCTTCAAGCCTTAACATCTCTATAGCATTAATCATACCTGGTTTTGTTGTACCTATTGCTTTTTCTTGCATTTCCTTGATTGACATCATAATATTTATCTTTTTGGTTGTGTATAATTATATTTTATTTCTGCTGCTTCTCTTGCTTTTACAGCATCTTCGTAGTTATCAAAATAGCCTAAGCAGTCATATAGAGCTCTTCCATTTTTGCGTTTACCATTTCCTATAGCTGCAACCCATTTTTGGTGCTTTTTATGCCAATAGACTCCTGTATGGCCAGATGTATTATTTATATGCATTTTACGATTTCTGCTATTTTGCATACCGGACACAAGGCGTAAATTATTAATTTTATTATTTAATGGATTTCCGTCTATATGGTCTATTTCCATATTATCATCCGGCCATTTTCCATATTGATAAAACCATGCTAATCTATGAGCTTTATATACATTTTGCCCTATTACTATATTAGAATATCCTTTATAATCTATAGTAGTACCTGCTATATCTCCTATATTAGGGCTATCTCTACGTAACTTATTTGCGTATTTCCATCTAAATACACCTGTTTCTGGATTGTAGTCCAATATAGATAATAAATATTCATGTGAAAGAGCATATTCTTTCTCTTTCAAAGCTACAAAATTGTTATCTGTTAGAGCCATATTCTTTTAAGTTTTATTATTTCATTAAAGTATCTCTGATGACGATATACGCCTCTCTACTGACCGGAACATTGGGAATAATACCTGTTTGCAGCTGCTGCCCTTCTGGGAGACTTAATTGCATAGGTCCTTTACCGAATATTCTATCCCATAATTTTTCTATAGTTTCAATGTTACCTAGCTTTTCGTCTTCAATAAGGCGCTTAATTACAGTCTTTATTACAACTGGCACTTTTTTATTAGTCATTAAAGCCTGTAGCTGCGAGTTATTGCATGTTAACAAACAAGCCAATAAATTAGCAGTGTCTTGCTTTGTAAGCTGAACACTTAAATTGATATTAAGGCTAGTAAGAAGCTTTGTTATTTCAGGCCTTGATGCTCCTTGTAACTGAAGTGCTGAGCGTATAGCTGATGAATATGAACCTCTGCCCGAGTCATGGCGTTCTGCTAACTCAGTTGCTTTAAGCGGCTCTACAGTCTGAGCCTCAAGTGCCTCAATAGCCTCAACTCGTTTTTGCTGCTCCACGATACGTTTGGCTTGAAACTCAGTTTGGCCATCTGGTATTTCTTCCACGCCGAGTTCTTCTGCTAATGATTGGCGTTTTTCTTGTTTAGCTTGAAGGTTTTTAAGCTTTTGCTTTTCAAGATACTTAATACGAGCCAATTCTTTTGCATCTTGCTTTGCCTTAATACGCGTGGCCTCTTGTTCTACAAGCTTGGATGTGTCTGGATTAGACATTCCAGGAACTATTGGGCGTGATGGCAGTATATCTGCTAATTTCTGTGCTATTTTATCTGTTTTCATATCAATTTTTTTTAATTTGCAAACATTACATCTTTTTCATAAGACCACTTGAAGCCTCCTGTTGTTTTTTGGCCTAGTTTATCATTGCAACATGCACTTATATTACTCGGGCTTGTATTAGTAGCAATGGCGGCTTCTTTTACAGAATTATACGTTTCTAAATATAATCCGGTTTTTGCGTTAAACTTATGAACCATTTTGCCCGGTCTTCCTCTTTGTATTACTTTAAGGTCAGATGGGACATATAAAGCATGAGCATCTATTTCTTTTACAAGTTCATCGTATAAAGCATAGGCATATTCATGCTCTCCTCTTATTGAAGATGAGTCTGTAAGTATATTGTACCCGTATGGATAATAAGTATTATACTTTTTTATGAGCCTATATTTTTCTTTAAGCACAATACTTTTCTTTTCATCAAGCAACATTCCTTCATGCATATTGCCTTTCATATCTTCAAGTATATCTACTGTTATATACTTGCTAGATAAAAGTGCACGCCTCAATTCAAGATTTTCCATCTTGTTATTAAGGATATGGGCTATTAGCTTTTTGATACCTCTAAATACAGGATAATTGAATGTATGGCATACAAGCATTTTGCAGTCATACTCAAATTCTACTGTGAATAGAGCCCATTCTGTCATCAGCTTATCGACTGAAGAAACTGTATCGACATTTATGCCTTCTATTGTTATCATGTTTATCTGTTTTATATATAATTTCGTTTGCAAATATACTAATTATATTTTTAATATAACAATTTCTAATAAAGTATTTTTGTTAAAATATATTTTGCCTGCGAGAATGAAAAAAGTTATTTTACCAGCTAAAAGGCTGGATGGCATTGAGAAACAATGGCTGTCCAGAAACGAAGAAAAAATTTCATTGTTTACAGAAAAATTTTATAAGTGATTGATTTTCAATGATATAAGCCTATCTGCGAGAATGCGTAAACGAAATAAACGATATTCCTATATACTTATTATCTTATTTGTCATTTATACTTATATTATAATA